TGAGTCTGCAGACGGCGATGGAGTTCATTACGCAGGAGGCGAAGAAGACGTGGGTTTTAAGTCTTCCGCCTAAGCAGAACGTGAGGGTAGTCATATGAGTATGAAAGACAAACTGATTTCATTCGGTCTCGGCGCCGCCGCAGTTCTCGGAACGCTCATCTTCCTTGCTTGGAAGCTGTACGCGCACACCCGTGAGCTTAAGCACGCTGAGGTGTTCCTGAATACTGCACCTGATGAGCTGCAGAAAGAAATACTCGAGGGCCTTGAGATAAAAAATGAAGGCTTCAATGAGAAAGCGTGGGCAATCAGAGAAGAGGTTGAACAGGCGAAGAAGGAGGATATCGTATATGCATTTGAGAAAGCTTTTGGTGTTAGTGCTCATCATTCTTATAAGTATCGTGACCCTGCCGATAATGGCGGCGGAACAGACGGTTGAACTTCCGAAGCTTGAACTTCCGCCACTACCGTCGCCGCAACCGGGAGACAGTGAACAGGTTACAACCACGGTGGGAGCCATGCGAAACGCGCTTTACTATTATGAGCTCACTCCCCTGCTCATCGAGCACTCGAACGAGCTCGCGCAGATTGCGTTTGACACTGCCGCGACAGCGGACGAGCTACGACTCGAACTGATAGAGGAGAAACAGAAGAAGGAACAGTGGCGCCGTTGGAGTATCATCTTCGGCGTAAGCGCAACTGTCTTTTTCACCCTCGATGTCATCATGCTTGTGTGGTAGTCTATGAGTGTAAAAATCGTAAGAACAAAAAGCATATGTAAGGAGTGTCCGCTCGACGGCGCAGTAAGGCATAAGGTGCACGGTCAGTGTGATGCTGAGCGGCCTGAGATCGTCTTCATAGGAGAAGCTCCCGGAGGTGATGAGGATTTGAAAGGCGTGCCGTTTGTCGGGCGGGCCGGCTGGATATTCAAGAACGCTGTCACCGACACCGGCCACCTGTGGCACAAGGCGCATAAGACGAACGTGATCTGTTGTCGTCCACCAAACAACAAGATAGAAAGCGTGGAAGGGCAGACTGCGATCGACTGCTGCAGGGCAGGTTTCTTTGAGGAGCTGTACGCGCTGTATAAGAGGGGAGCGAAGGTGTTCGTTCCGGTCGGAGCAACAGCTATAGCAGCGTTCGGCATAACGGAAAGCATTACACGTATTCGCGGCTCAGTTACTCCTATGCGCTGGCGCATGGCTGATTTCTTTACTGACGGAGTGAAGGATGTTATGGTTCTCGAACCATCCGACGGCGCCTATGATATACTGTGTATACCGACTTTTCATCCGGCCTTCTTAGACTATAGTAAAGATCCGCGACATCAAGTCACGTTCATCAACGACCTTGATAAAGCGTATGAGCTCACGAAGAAGCGGTACGTGCCGCCGGCTGAAAACTTCAACATTTATCCGACTGCCCTTGAAATAGAGGACCGAGCGAGGAGCGCTGTAGAGAACTCGAACCTGCTTGCCGTTGACCTCGAGACAAGCGGCTTCGTCCCCGGCCACGCCGCTATCATAGTGACAGGTATAGCAGAGACTGGAGAGCGGGCTTTCTCTATCCCCTTCCTTAAGGAGGGCGGTAAACAGAACTTCGAGCCGTTTGATAAAGCCGCCGCTCTTGCTCAGCTTAAGATCATGATGGAAGAGTGCGATACTATTTTTCAGAACGCTCTCTTCGATGCCCGTCACCTGATGTATCTCGGCTGTGAACCGAAGCGTATTAAGCACGACACGATGATCCTGCACCACTGCCTGAATCCTGAGCTGCCGCACAACCTTGGCTACATTACCAGCGTCTATGGGAAGACACCGTATTGGAAAGGCGAGATGCTGGACTCAATGAAGGCGCTCATTAAGGCTCCCGATGATCAGCTTCGCACTTATAACTTGCGTGACTGTGTAGTGCTCCATCAGGTGCTTGGTCCCATGCTCGAGGATGCGAAGGAAAGCGGTGTCCTGTACGTGTATGAGAATATAGCGATGCCCCTTGTTCCTGCAGTCCTGCACATGATAGAGAACGGTATTCTTGTAGATACAGCGGCTCTGCGCAAGTGGAGAGTGAAGCTGAAACGGAAACAGAAAACGCTGTATGCGAAGCTGCTCGAGCTTGCCCGTGTTCCGGAAGAGTTCAACTTTAACTCAGGCGACCACATGCGTTACCTGATCTTTGGCATAGTACCGAAACAATGGTCTACTGCAGTCGATAAACTGAAGGCGTACACCGACGACCCAAAGAAGAACCGCAACACGAAGGCGTACCGTCAGCTGCTCGAACGTGTTGAGCTGTTCAACGTTATTGTGCCGTTCAGACGGTTGCGGCATACGCCGAAGAAAACAGAAAGCGGAAACATAAGTCTTGACGACGAAGCGCTCCTGAACGTTCAGGTCGCGGCGAACAACCGACTCGCCGAGATAGGGAGGCTTCGCCGTCTTACTCCTAAGCACGCTGATGAGAAGGCAGAGCTGTTACGGCTCACCGATCTGCTCACTACATACCGTGAGTATAGAGCGAATGAGAAACTGCTTACGACATACACTTCATTTCCGCTCGGTAAGGATAATCGGCTGCGGGCTCCGTACCGCATAACCGGCACAAACACTGGACGGCTCAGTAGCGGCAATAAGAAAGAGGGTGAGGCCGGCAACATGCAGAACATTCCTCCGGAGGCAAAGCATCTGTTCATAGCTCCCGAGGGCTCAGTCTTTATACAGCTCGACTACAGCAACCTTGAGCTGAGAGTGATGGCAGAGATCAGCAACGATGATGTTCTGCGTGACATATTTGCCCGCGGTCTGAACGTTCATACTGAGAACTGCAAGATGATGTTTCAGATTGATGATGACCACCCGTTGTGGAAGGGCGCCCGCAGAGCCTGTAAGACGTATATTTTCGGGCGCAACTACGGAGGCGGCCTTAAGGGAATACATGCCCGCGTAGTGAAGGCTGTGCCCGAGCTTAACCTTACCTATGAGCGGTTTTGTGAAATAGATGAAGCGTACAGAAAGGCGCATCCGCAGTACGACCGCTGGCGTAACAGTGTGATACGGGAGGTGCAAACAACCCGCCGGCTTGAGAATGCGTTTGGACGTGTGCGCTATTTCCTCGGGCGCGATAATGAGATAGTACGGGAAGGCTTGAACTTTCCAATTCAGTCTACAGCAGCCGACATCATCAACCTTGCTATGATAGAGCTTGAGCGTATGATTGGAGCAGGAGAGCTGAAGGCAAAACTGGTAGGACAGGTCCATGACTCACTGTTGTTTGAGGTGCCGAATAGTGTGTACAAGCGGGAGGGGAAGAAAATAAAAGACGTCATGGAAAAGCCGGTTAAGATCGGAAAGCGGAACGTAGTGTTCCCGGTAGACGTAGAGGTAGGACCGAATTGGGGCTCATTAAAAGAACTGAAGGTGTAACATGCAAGAGGAACACGTATTTGAAAAGGCCGAAGGCGGTTACACAGAGCCGCCTGCGCCTTACCTTGAAGAGAACGATCCGTCTCCTTTCTGGTTGCCGGATCTCTATGATAGTGCCATCCCGCAGCAGAAGGGCTTCCTTACCGACCTTGTATATTTTATGAGAGGTATGGAGGTCCCGACGCTGTTCACGCTATGGAGCGGACTCTGGCTCCTGAGCACAGTCATAAAGAGGGAGGCGTGGCTGAGCTGGTACCCGCGAGTGCTGTACCCGAATCTGTACGTAATACTCGCGGGGCCTGCTGGCTGTAAAAAGAGCGTCACTATAGATGAAGTTGGTATGCCGATCATTGAACGGATCGGAAAATATATCGACAACATTAACATCAGGCGGATGAAGAACATTCACGTCGTGAAGGATAAGATGACCCCTGAAGCGCTGCTCGACGCTATGCTTCCTGCGAATAAGCCGGGAAAGGCGGCGTTTGCTTTCGTAGATGAGAACGGAGATCCGCTGCTGGATAAGCATAACAGGGCCATACGCTACAATGCAACAAGCGAGATGGGAGTAGTGCTCAGCGAGATGACGAGCAGCATCGGTAAGCGCAGCTACACTGAAGGCTTTGTTGAGATCCTTCTGGACCTGTACAATCCGAAGGACGAGTGGCAGTGGCGAACGAAGGGTGAAGGTGTGAAGAAGTTTCACAGGACATACCTAACTATGCTTGCTGCCACTACGCCGACCGCCTTCAAGGAGAGCGTACCGAAGGTAGCCGCCGGCGACGGCTTCCTCTCACGTTCTGTAGTCGTCTACCAATCGAAGACGAACCGCCGTTTCAGTATGCCGCGCAGGGTCGAACATGGTCCTACGATAGAGGAGCTGTCAATGCGCCTTGCATGGATTGCTGAAAACTCTCTCGGTGAATATCATCTGAGCGAGGATGCGTTCGCTCTCTATGATAGCTGGTACGACGACCACAAGGATTACCTTGAGCAAAACGAGTTTGAGAGCGGACTGCGCGGACGGATGGATATTAACCTGCTGAAGGTTGCGATGTTGCTCAGGGCACAGCGGTACGTACAGGAGCCGAAGAACGAGATAACAGGCGACGACATGGCAGAGGCCATCAACCTTGTCCATATGACCTACGGTATGAGCGCCGCTCTGCTTGGTGAACTTGGTGATGAAGTGATAGGGAACGGCGAGTCAGTGCTGCGTATACTTGACCGGCACGTAAGCCTCACCCGTACAGAGCTCATGCGTAAGTGCAAATATAAGGCTGATGAGCTCAACCCGATTCTTGACTACTTAGTGCAGACTGGTAATATAATGATAACAAGGGGCGGGAAACAACACAGCTATCCGAGCAAGGCCGGAGATGAAGTGTATACGCTGTCAAAGCTGTACGTGGAAGAGAAGAGCAAGCTTAATAAATACGATCCGAAGGAGATGAAGAAGCATGTCAAAGAAAAAGGAAAAGGTAGAGGAAAAGGTGGAGGAGAAGAAAGCAGTAGGCCGCCCGTCAGTATATACGCGAATACCCTTGGAGAAGATGGTGGGTGCGTACCGGAAGTTCAAGACGGCGAGAGCTGCAGCGAAGGCTCTCGGAATCAGTCACGTCACGTTGCTTCGAGTGTTGAAAGAGAATAACGTGCCGCTGCTCTCACGCAGCAACGCTATGAAGATGGCCGTGCACCACAGCCGGCACACAAGCAAGTTTGCTCAGTGGCTTGAGAAGCACGAAGGTGAGCCTATGCCCCGAGACTTCTACCACCTGCAGAAGCTCAGCGGTTGCAGCCGTGACACTATTGCCTGCTACTTTTACCGCCGGCGCAGCGAGCTCAAGCGCGTTCTGAAGTCTATCCCTGAACTGCGCAATCGGGCCGTCAAGCTTAGGGACACATTCGGTGATGACTACTACACGTACGATCTTAAGCGTTATGAGTACATAGTAGATAAGTTCTCACTGGATACAAAGATCTTCGCAGAGAACCGTAAAGGGGTAACACTCATATTTGATGTGCCGAACGTGTACGTGTTCCGCGAGATCGTTAACGCTTCGGATCTGTTACCGGAGTCGTCGTTGCCGCAAGGAAAGCTCGCCACAGATCCCCTTGATCATAGTACTCGAGAGCCTTTTTTGCGTAACGAAACTGAATACTTCCGGGCAACATTTCGGGATAGTTTGCGTACAAACCCTGAGTTTTTGTATAACCTACCGGAGAAAACTTCCGAACAAGCTGAGAGCGAGCCTGACGAGCCTGATAACCAGAACCCATAGACTGCAGGACCGCTACTCCCACTTCAAACTGGGGACCGCCGCCGAACAGCGCCGGCATCCCTGGTATGAAGTTCTTCGCATCTATTCCGAGAGCAGTGAAGGCAGCAAATAGAGCGCTCTGGTTCGCAACGAACCGTGCTACGAAAGAAGCCTTATCGCCGAAGTCCCCGTTTGTTATCCCTCTCATAAAGTTTGCCCTGTATCCTGCAGCATAAGTTCCGTACTGACCGAACATCTTTCCAAAGAATGAGCCGGTGTATATGGTAGGAGATTGCTCCTTTATATACTCAAACATCGTCTCATTGCTCACCTTCGTTCCGAAGTAAGCTCGAGCGGCATTCAGTCCATCATCGGTGTTCTTACCTACGAGAGCCTTCACTCTGCTGATAGTTTCACTGTCCATCTTTGTAATGCCGGCCTCTTTGAGGAAGCCGTCAATATCCTTAATGCCGCCCTTCCGCCACTTATCAAGAGCGAAGTCAAACCGGCCTGCAGCCGTATGGTAGGCAACCGCCCGTGTGTACTCATCACTGCTCTTAAACAGTCCGAGCGCTTTATGCGTGATGTTACCGAGCGTACTTTCTGCGTCTAAGATAGTGTTCACAATAGGCGGCTCACCGCGCAACACACCGATCTCCCGCAGGTATGCGTACTCTTCCTTCGTCATACTGCGAGCCTTCGTGATCGCGTCATCTACCCATGTATTGCCGAACCGCGGTGCAAGTGTAGTGAATACCTGATACGTATTTCTAAGCGCGAGCCACGGCCTATATCCCATGTTCGCAAGGTAGTTCATACTGAAGTAAGCATCAACTAAGTTACCGCCGTTCTTCAGTCCGAGCTTCTTACCGAGATCTTCCCCTATCCGTTTCGCTACCCTCGAGCCTTCATTACTGTGAAGACCCATAATAGCTTCACGGTAGCGGTTGAAGCGTTGAATAACACCCTCATCCACGCTGCTCTTAGCAAGCGTATCGTACAGCTCTTCCCATGCACGTCCCATATAATGTTGCCGGTATCCAACTCTGATGTAATGCTGCACGGCACGGATCGGGTCATCGATAGCCGCAAACTCCAGTGCTTCGCTTGTCCGCATATTCTTAAAGAACGCTTTAAGGTGCTTTGGCGGGTTCGTTCCATACACATCCCGCATAGCCGCCTCTACTAAGTCCTCCGCCGTAGACATCTTTGCAACTTCATCAGCGTTCTTAACTGCCCAATCCATTATACGCGGCATATAGTTCTTTATCATCTTATCAGGGCCTATGCCGAACACTCCAGCAAGTCCTGTGATTACTCCGTCTTTGTCTTCACCAAGCAGCTTACGTAGCCGGCCAGCTATTCCTTTCTCTTTCTCTGTCAGCTCACCGAACAGCTCGAGGGCACTCAGCTCCTCTGCAGGTGTCTGCGCACCGCTGTGATAGAAGATCGCCTTCCGGCGCTCAAGCGGTAGCATCTTACCCGCATCATCAGTGAAAATCTGCCTGAGCGCTCCTTCTGCCTTATCACTGGCTGCCTTTGCCATCCGTCGCGTTACAGTAATGTTGCGGTACTTTGATAACAGGTCAGTCTGTCCCATCTTATTGAGTGTAACCTCAGCCCAGTGATCCATGTTATCGAACAGAGCACGGATCTCGCCGGTTGCTCCCATGTGTGTAAGAGGCTCGCCTTTCTTCTGAGCTATGTCACCAAGGGGTCGTACAGGAGGACCGTCATGCACCGGTATGTTTGCCCTATCGTATTCCCGCAGCACCTTATCTATGGCGTTCAGTCCTTCCTCATCGATCTCTTCTAGCATGATTTCAGGCGCTCCGGTGCTGTCCGGGTACTCCTTATATACACGAAGCAGCTCATCCTTATTCTTCACGGTAAATGTGTTCTGACCGTCACTGACCTTAAGGCCGGCGCCTTCGTGCCATATCTGCAGGCCCTTCCTGTGCCCTATAGATTGCAGTGTCTCATACTCCTTCCAGCTTTTACGGATGAAACGGTTTGCCTCAGTAGGTGTCTCAAACTTCTGAATGATACCGAACTCCGGCATATGAACCTCATATACGCCTGCAGGAGTAACATATACTTCGCCGGTGTCGTACCCGCTTATCTTCTTAAGGCTGGTCATATGTTCCATGTCCTCGAACTTTGCCAGCAGCTGCTTCACACTGCGCTTGTTTCCGATAGCAACTCCGTTCTCAAAGGTGATGTCTACCGCGTCCTCGCTGACCATATTAACTTTCGGCGCGAACCGGTTACTAATCTTCTGCGGCCTATATCCTATCTTATCTGCAACCTCATTCACGCTCTTACCGGTAATAGGCTCTGTAAGATCCTTTCCTCGGACCGTAAACACCTTGCCCTTCTTCGTTATGTTGTAGCCGCGACGGGCCATATCAAACTTTACGTAGGAGAAGTCGGTTGTTTCAAGCAGGATACGGTCCGTGATCTCTTCAAGATTACTGCCAGTTATAGGATTTCGCCCTGGCAGCTTCACCTGATAACCTGCAGCAGTCTTATCAAAGGTGCCGCCTGCAACGTCAACAACGCTGCTGCGGAGCCACTTCTCTGTATCACCTGCAGAGGTGAACGGTGAGCGGTACAGTGCAGAGGTAGCTTTGCCCATCTTCGGCACGGCTATCTTTTTGCCCTTCCCGCCGAACGCTTCAACGACGTCCTTAAGCTGGCCGCTCTCAGGATCGAACAGCTCCTTTATGAACTGCTTCTGTGCCTTCGGCGTAGTGATACGGCCCGGAACCTCAATCGTTATGCGCCCTCCGCTTGCAGTACGTGCCAGTGCCATAGCATCAGCGCTGTCTATGACGTCTGCCTTCGTACCAATCTTTACCGAGATCTTATTCACCGGTACATCCTGATCAGCGAGCACTAAGCGCACGAAACGCTGAACCTGATCCTGATTAAGCTCTCCCTTCATCCCCTCAGCAGCAGCAGTAACAAGCTTATTATTGCGGGCGAACTGCTTAGCGCTCACTGTGCCCTTATACATGCGACTCACAGTGTCGCGTACCGTCGCCTCACTCTCATCTACAAAGTTCTTCGCAAGACCGATCTTACCGGTGTGCGGATTAAACTCGCTGGCTACCAGTTTCAGCTTATCAGGATAGAACATCTGCACAACGTCGTCACTTTCAACGATGCCGTCAAAGCCCGCTTCCATCAGGTACATAGCCCTGAGCGCTTCAGCACTCTCAGGGGCGCCTTTCGCTACCGCCTTCTGCGCCATGCGGTCAGCGATATTAATAGCGTCAGGAGTAGCGGGACGCCGTACCATAACAAGAACGTCCTCGCCCTCAGTAGACGCTTTTATTCTGATAGGCCGCTTAGAGCTGAACATGTCCTGACCCTTTGCGACTCTTCCGAGCGCTTCATCTCCGACCTCAGCCTTCACAACCTTTACGTAGCCGGTGTCGCCGAAGATCTTCTGCATCGTGTCCGCTTCTCCGGTGCCGATGTAGGGACGGTCTATAGGAGAAACAAAGTCGCTTGCCCGTTTCACCCTCAGTTTCTTAAGCTGTTCAGCCCGCTTCGGATCTACATACCCCTTCACCTTCAGCGGATCAAGTCCGCCGTCCAGCACTCTGCTTGTCGCCTCATACTGGAGCATGTTCTTGTGCAGGTTAATGTACTCATCCTTGTCAGATCCGCTCAGCCCTTTCAGCTTATCATACATTCCGCGAGAGACGCGCCGGCGGGCTCCTACCATATCGTCGAACACTTCCTCAGTGACGCCGGCTCCCTTCGTAGGTGCATACACATAGTACTTACTTGTACCCATCTCCTTGTGTACGGTCATGCCGGCAGAGTTACCTTCAAGCACGAGGTCGTCATAAGGATTCAGACGTATAGACCGGCTTGTTCCGCTCGCCGCCACTCTAATGTGAGCCTGCCCCTGCAGGAACCTGCGGGTACTGTCATCGAGCTGCCCCATCATATCATCAGTGACAGTGCCGTTGACTATGCGGTCGATTAGGTCATCGAGCTCCTTCGGCATCATCCCTTTTATCTTCTTTGTCTCCCGTGCCTTTCCGCCTGCTCTCCTTATAGCTCCTCCAAGGTGAGGCAACACAGTACCGAGCGATATGTTTATAGCGTAGTCAAGCAAGGCCCACTCACCGAAAGTCTTCGCTATCTTCCTGAAGGTATTCTGCTTGCGTTCATCGTCGCTGTTCAGCGTAGCCAGTATCTGCTCACGAACAATACCATAGGCGCCGCTTGAAGTGCCGCTAACGAAGGCCGGTAACGCTACCTTTCCTGCCCACGTACCGAACTTTCCCGGCAGCTTCTTTGCCAGCGCAACGCCGGCCTCTTTCATAGGAGCGGCAGTTATCTTATTATAGGTGCCATGAAATATATAAAGGTCAGAGACAAATCCGATGGCTGATCCAAGCCCACTATAAGTTTTCTGCACGGTGCGCAGTCCGTTCTTTCGTCCTACGCTCTCGAGGTAGCTCGCCAGCTTATCCCCATCAGTGCCGGTGTGCATATCTATCAGGTTTTCCCAACTGAACTGCGCTGCGTTCTCCTTCGAGCCGGTCAGCATATCAGCTATTTTAGCTGCGGGACGGCCTACGATATTAGCTGCAAGACCGTTCGACATGAGTCCATGCATAGCGCCGAAGCCGCTGATGTCAGTCGGCTCAAGCGCCCCGCTCTGTGCTTTCTGTATAAGGGGAGCGGCAGCAGCCATCTTCCGAGGGTCCTCGAATACCGGCGCTCTGCCGCTTACGATCTGATCTATCGCTTTCCCCTTCGTTTGTACATCATACTGAGAGAGGGCAGGGTCATTATTGAGAATGGTTGCTACTATGCGAGCTCGCGCCTCCTGCTGTTCCTCATACGTTAGCTGTGCGAATTGCGGCATAGCAGCCACACGTTGCAGTTCACTTTCGATAAATGTCTTTGCGTCGGCCACGGTGACCTCCTATTAAAAACCAGCGTTCCTGAGCAGATCGTCTACGTTGTTGCCTCCACCGCCACTACCAGCACCTCCGCCTGCAGCTGACTGCGCAGGACCAACATTTACTGTAGGTGCTACAGTGTACGGCGTACCAGTCGAGAAGTTTGTGAAGGTCGCGCTTTCACCCGTCTCTTTTGGTCCAAGTTTCCAAAACTCTCTCCAACCGTTCGTCTTATATATAGAGGTCGTAAACTCCTCTATCGGGAGGCCGGTCATCATAGAACCTATATTCATCATGTTGTCATGCGCCGACTTGAAATGCTCATTTGTCTGGAGCAGACTTGTTACAGCAGCGTTTATCTCTTCCGGAGTCTCATTGTTCTCGAGGATGTTTTCCATATACATCTTGTAAGTCTCATGACTGAGATCGTAAGCCAGAGAATAGTCAGGAGGGGCTTCACCGTTCTGTATCGCCTCAAGTTGTTCCTTCGCCATATTGAGTTTCATCTCTTCAAGAGCAAGCCTTCCAGCAGCGATATCGATTTCTTTTTCCTTGAGAGCCATCTCCTTTCTGCGCAACTCAGCGCTCGGCATCTGCTCACGGGTGAGCTTCATGTTTTCATCAAACTGCCTCTTTGCTTCCGTAAACTGTCGCTCCTCGAGCGGAATAACTGCCTCAACTTCAGGACTCAGCGGAGCGTTGCCGTACAGCTCCTGCGCTATCTGCTCATATCGCTCACGGGTTATACCCATCTGACCGACGAACGAAACCTGCTCGCCGTTCTCCCTTTGCTCTCGCGCCTTCTCAACATATCTATGGTCTCCAACCTGCTTATACGTCCTCGGTGTAAAAGCGCTTGAAAGGTGGTCAGTAGTACGCTGAACAATACGTCGCTTTCTCGGATTATCATTCATGCTCTTACTAAGCGCCTGCGCATTCTCCGCAGAGTCTACCATAGAGAGCGCTTCCTGAACCTGTGCACCGGAGCTCTCAGGAAGACCCGCTTCCTTTGCTACAAAGTTGTGATATTCAGGCTCCCTGATCATTGTCTCACGAAAACGCTTATCAGCTTTATCAACAAGCTGACCTATGTTCGCGAGCTCAACGCCGTTTAAGCTGCTTAAGTCTACAGAGCTCGCAGAGCTCAACGCATTAACCATCGAAGCGTCGGTTGCTTCAGGGTCTGCTACAACGTCACGTATCCTATCCTGTACTTGAATATTTTTACCTGACCACCAAGGCTGATTACGGTCTTCTGAACCTTCCGGAGGCATGTAAGTAGTCGGCCTGCCTTTAGCAACGTTATCAAACATCTGATTGCGCACAGCATAAAGAGTATCGCCATCTACACCAAACAGTCTTCGGGCTTTCTCATCAAACTCTGCCCACTCAGCCTCATCATCTCCTTTATTATCTGTAAGGTACGCTGTACCTTTTCCCATAAAGTCTGCTGCTTCCTGACTTCCGCCGGCGTCAAGCACAGCCTGCTTAAGCGTGGTTGCTATCTGTCCAGGACCGGCGTTTTGAGGCAGACTCACGCTGCTCCATACCTGCTCTATTGTCTGTGTGTTAATGGGAAGGTCAGCCTGCTCCTGCCCTGTAGCTATAGGAAAACCGCTCGCGTTTACAGGCATACCGCCTCTTGATGCAACTGCGTTTGCCTGCGTCGCATAGTCCTCTCTTTTCTGCTCTCCCTCCGGACGACCTACTTCACGCCCCGGAATAGTAGACACATCAGGACTCGCTACTGTAGCGGGATATAAGCCTCCGCCTTCAGTCTGTTGTGTAGTAGGATCATTGATACCGACCTGTACATTTCCCTGTAAACGCTCTGCGGCGCTCATAAGATTTGGATTCAAGTCTTTATTTATAGTCTTAGAAGGTTGCGGTTGAGGAGTAGGATTCGTGTCACGGACCGGTGTGGGAGTAACTCCCGGCTCCGGAGCAACACCGCCGCCACCACCGTCTCGCGGAACGCCTTCTATGAAGGCTCTCCGCATCACGTTCTCCATGATCTGACCCTTTGTGCGCATCGGTATATTAGGATCGTTGATAGCCGTAACAGTCTGATTGAACATCTGAGTGCCCTTGTCCGGGCCCCATATAGCCTGAAAGGTGCTCTCAGCAGTCGGATCGTTCTTCAGGTAGTTTGCCCAGTCCCCACCATGCTGTGTCTTGACAACGTTCTGTGCGTAGTCGAGAACGTTCCGCACATCAAACTGTCTCTGGTCCTCTGCCAGCCGGCGGTTCTCCTGCATCACGTTCGCAAACTGGCCGACCTGCTGAGCCCTCAGTCCCTGCTGCTGAAGCTGCTGTTGACGGTAGTCCATCCCTGTATTAAGAAATTGTGGTTGCGGTATCTGTGCCATATACTCCTCCTATCCGAACGGCTTCCAGCCAAGTCCGCCTGCAGTGGTAGCTGCGTCCATACCGAAGCCTAAGAAATCACCGGCGCCACTCGCAACTCTTTCCCAAGCACTCGGTTGATATTGATACTGCGGTGCAACAAGACCACCAAGCTGTCCAGCTATTCCGCCGTAACCCTGCATACCCTGCCCATAAGCTGTACCGTACAACTGAGCTGCAAGCCTATTAAGATCCTGTGCTCCACCAAAGGCGCTGTTCCACAGGTTGCCGGTCAGGTTGAGCTGATTCTGCTGTTGCTGTGCGGCAACATCAGCGAACGGCTGAGCAGCAGCCATACCCATAGCTCTGTTTGCCGCCCCGCTTCTGCCGGCTCCCATCGCATTAAACTGTGTAGCGGCATTCTGTATGCCCTCGTCTGCCTGCCTTGTAGCTATCGCATTAAGCTGTTCGGTAAGCTGAGCGTTCGGTCCTGCAGCAAGGTTCGCAAGGCCGCCTGACTGCCCCATGAAAGCGTTGTAGGCATTGTTCTGGTCAAGTGCACCAACCATGCCGCCCTGTCCGAAGGCAGCCATGTTCTGGTACTGGTCCATAGCGCCCTGAAGATGCTGTCCAGGATCAGCTATCTGATAGTCGTCTGCCGACGCTAAGTTCTCATATTCACCCTTACTCATAATAAATCCCTCCTCGTCAACCAGTATAAAACACCCTCTGTGTACATTTTACCATCATAGAAGTCTTTTCGCAATGCTCCTTTCTCCTGAAAGCCAACCCGTTTCAACAGCCGCTGCAGCGCTCGCTTATCAACCGGCACAAGCGCCTCTATCCACTGTATGTGAAGCCGGTCAAACAGATAGTTACCGAGCGCCTTAAGCTGTCCTATTTCCCGAAACACCTGCTTGCTGTCAAACAGCCCGTGTATCCTCACCTTCTGACTCGGTACATAATCTGTGACTCGAATGAGGCCGAACTCGCACTCGAAAACAAGTACGCTGTTAAACAACGCTTTATGAAAGAACCGCTTACCGCCATCCCCGTCATATTCGCTCGTTCCGGGCTTACCTGCGAACCGCTTCCGCAGACGCTCTATTTCTGCCTCATTCAGCACTACTGGCTTCATGGTGCCTGCACTCCTAAGCTGAGCTCATTTCCTCTCAGCCTCACCTTTACCACAAGCTCCTCAATAGTGAAGGGGGCAATAGCGGCAGTGGTCGTTATCCGGAACCTCACATGGCTGCTCGTCATAAGAAAGTTCACATACCCCTCATCATAGTTTTCCCGTATACGAAGGTTGCCGAGAGAGCGCCAGCTTCGTCCTCTGTTCCATGAGCCCTGCACCGCAAAGTTCACGGCCTCCGTCGGCGCCACGTCAAAATCGACCTTCATGCTCAGCCGCAGAAACGTCTTCACCTGATCAGGTACGTTAAAGTCAAGATCACCGGTTTCATACACCGCCTCTATCGGCTCCTCCGTAGTAACATCATCAACTATCAGCGTATCTACAGCCCCATTCTCACTGAGCTGGCGAAGCATATAGTCATACTCAACGAACAGCTTCATAGCGCCAGGTTGAGCCTCCATAGAATCCCACGTAAGATAGGTAGAACCGATCGGGGTAGCGTCGCTCCACGTAAATCCTACAAGGTCGTTCCACGTTAAGCTGAACACGTTCAGCGGATACGATATCATATACGTCTCGAAGGCAGTGTACGACCATCCCTTACTCTTATACTGAAAAGACCAGAGCTCTTCCATTATTGTCCGAGCTTTCGTAAAACCGAAAACAACCCTATCGTTAGACGGATCTATCGTAACGTAAGTCCGCTCTTTATGCTCGCTCTCTCTGATGGTTCTCTCGACTATAGGGGCGCCTATACGCTCAGGGCCTGCAGTGGTCATAAGGTAGATGTCATCCTGACCAATAAAGAAGTGACCCTCGAGGAAAGAGGCGACCGCCTTCATACCGACCAATCCTACATTGCCGGTCTCAACACGCTGAAAGACAACCGGCAGGTTCGGGTTATTCGTCGGCATACCGAGAAAGATAGCGTCATCGAAGTAAGCAACCAGAGTATTACCGAGTCGTACAAGCCGCACAATACCGCCCTGCGTGTACGGCAGATCTATGTACGCGGTAGAATCACTGAAGTCCCGTGAGTTCGTAGCGGTGCTCCACCTGATGCGCTGCCGGCGAAGTCCATCAGTCGCTTCAATCGTATGGCCTACAAAGATCCGGTCCTGAAACACCTCTATACAGCGGGCAACAAAAACCTCCGGTCCGCTCTCCCCCTCTATCTCATAATACTCGCTGTCTATGTACCATGTAAGCTGACTGCCGTCCGGCTCTGTCGGCTTATACACTACCAGCGGCGAGTTGAAGTCAGTAAATATAACCTCGCTATTAAACACCACCCAGTCGGCAAGGTAGCGCGGGTCATCATTAAAAGAGAACTGTATAGAGTAAGGCTGGCTTACGCAGTCTGCTATGTCACCGCCCTCTTCAAGCCGTATATTTGTAGCATCTACGATCTCAAGCACGCGAGCCTCACCTCCGCCGCACCGCACAAGGTAACCGGGGTATATGTCTGCGCTCAGAAAGTCAGTGCCTATACCGGTTACATCGGTTCCGTTTACCGTTATAGTCCCGACCTCATAAGTCCACTCTACTTCCTCAAACCCGGCTAAGCCAACCTTAAACAGCGGACCTGCGGTAGCCAGCAACAACTCCTGCTCGAGCTCCCCTACTTCGCTTGTCCAGAAGTTAAACAGATCGATGTGCACATAGTCGAGTGCAGTAAGTGCTCCGGAGCTGAGGTCGGTAGAACCGTAGGGCTCATACCCAGGCCGGCGCTTCGGTCCGTTCTCCGTTATAATATAGTTCTTCGCATCTCTGCACTCCCCTGCGTTGAGTATCTGCGGAGGCTTATTAAGAATCATGCCCCCGTTCAGCGGTCGCATCGGCAGATTCTGTGGATTGCTTACCTGTTGAAACCCGCTCATATATCCTCCTTACGGCTCTATTCTATAGCAGGGCCGCTCTTCATACCGCAGATGGTCCCGCACACTCAGTAGCGGCCACACCCACTTCCGTCCTATGTGCTGTACTACGCCGACATGCTTATAGCCGAACAGCCACGGTGGAACCTGATGTACAATGTCCCATCCTAACCATACCGCCGTCAGTCCGATCCACCTGTTATCAGGAGCGCACCAGCTCACTGTCCGCGGCGCCCCATACGTAATCGTGTGCAACTTCGTTCTCAGCTCAGGCCAGTGCCACCACACGTCCTCATGTGCAAGAGTGGCAAGCGCTCCGCCCTGACTGTAGCCCTGCAGCCACACCCCATGACTGCCGTATTCAGCCACAACTTCGAGGAAACGGTCCCGAATAGAGTGCCACTTCTCAACGAAGCCGGCGTGCGCCCGCCACACCGTAGGCATATCCTTGTACACGACACGTAGGAACCGAAAGTTCTGAAGCCAGTCCAGTTTACTCGTGCTACCCTCAAACTCAATAAACAGACTGCCGTCCGGCTCAAGATGCCAGTGCCACTCGGTGTCTGTCTTCGTACAACATTCGTTCCAATAGTTCACGCAATCCTCCTGACTTTTAACCAGCTATATACCGCCTCTTCACCAATTCCGTAGCCAATCTCGTAAGAACTTGAGGTATTATACTGATGCTCAAGTCTAATCGTGGTTTCGCCGGTCAATATAACTATAGCACAACACGGATAAGCAACTTGGTCACCGTCTGACCCGCTATCAGCGAAGCCACCAATCGGGCCAACAATAACAGCGCTATTTGTGACATCATACACACGAGCCCGGACAACACCAGAGCGCATAAACACATGAGAAAAATCAATCTCATAAGTGCCGGCTGGCAGAGTGACATCATGGTTTGTTACCATATCCGATGATGCTCCCGTAATACCATTATATTGTTCAGTATTCAGGGGCGTAGTACACCATACATTTAGCCCACATGGAGACAAAGCATTCCCATTATTAGTATGCTGGAAAACGCCAATTTCAGTCTTCTTTATAAAGTGCTCATGGATATCATCGATCTCTGTATACTGATACGTCTCAGTCGACTCATCCCACACGACAAGCCGGTCATCGTCGGCAAGGTCGCTCAGGTGAGCAAGGTCAGCAAAATTGTCACCATCTACCGAGTAGTAGGTAGCAAGCTTCACACTTGTGCTGTTCATTATTTTAATGATCGGAATAGCTGAGATGTTAATAGGTCTGTTTTCATCTGCTGTAGGCACAACGTTTGAGGCATCGAAGCCGACTGTAACGTATCTACTATTACCAGAGCCTGCCGGTCCTGTACTGGTCCCCCCTATGGGTTCAAAAGCGCCTGTCATGTTATAAAAGAAGCCATCATTACCTTGGAATGATCCTTCTATGTTTCTTATTGCATCAGCCTGAAGTCTACCTGCCGTTTGCCGCGCCCTGATAAACCGCTCTTCACCTATTACATCAACGATGCCCATGCCATCGAAGGGAGAGTTTGGCTCATCGATAGTGCCGCCATCCATTTCAACCCATCCTGGCTGTACGTCCGGCTCATCATAGATGTCGTAGTCTTCGTTGCCGTCAGGAAAAGCATCATAGTCGAGCGTGATTTTTATTTCGCTGTCCACTGATACCACAGTAGCAGGCACGCTATCGGTCGTGTTCCACACAATGTCGCCGGCAACTACGCCGTCAGTCTGAAAGGTAGCAGTAGAGTCTTCGAGACAGGTAGCAGTATCTGTGTCTGCTGTGCCGCTGCTCTTGTTCGTCTTGCTCACCGCTTCAAGCGATTTATCCCACCATATGATTGAAGCCAGCGGCAACTCCTCTCCTGCTAAAGAGGCAAGATAGGTAGCAATAGAGTCACCGTCTATGGTGAGCTCAGAGGCATTGAGAGCGAAGACGTAGCCGTCAGTCATAGTAACATAGATCGTCTTCTTATCTGCACTGTAGTGCCACTCGAAGGCTTCAGATGCGACAATCTGATCTTCATTCGTCGCATTGTTTCCTGAGCTTTTCGGGTATAGTTGCGCCTCTCGGCCCTTTCTACTTACTGTCTCCTTGCCCATTTAGCATCCTCTTTATCGCCGCCTGCTGAACCTCCGGCCTCTTATCATCCATCTCAGGCCGATAATATTTACTGCGCACATTGCGCTGCCAACTCTCATTCGTGCTGTACACAGTGTACACGCCGGCGAATGCTCCAATGTATACCTGCATCAGGTTTACTGGCATTCCCTCCTCCGCAAACACTCCATAGATGAATATAGCCGCACCGAGCGCAATGAAGAATATCATGACTATCTTTCCTACTGTGCCGAACTTCATGCCGCCACCTCCCGTACCGTTCCCATTATCCTAAAGATCCTCTTATCAACTACAATCCCCTTCGCTGCCGTTACACTGCCGCCTTCCCACGGGTCCCATTCGCAGTTGCTCTGTCCGTCCCCTTCAACGAAGTGCCACTTATCATCTTCTGTTTCAGCGGTCTCATTATCGTAGTACATACGCAGCGCCTCTCGCTCCTCCGGTCCGCACACACGGTCAGGCTTCTCCCACTTATCGGTATACTCCACAATGAGGCCGAACGCTAAGAACACCTCATTCGGTGCGAGCACCTTAAAATCCTTCCTCATATAACCCTCAGCCATGCACAGATCCGCTATGCGTCTGATCTCCTCCCGAAGGTTAATAGGACGGAAGGCGCCCTCATTCCACGCAATCTTCGCTATAACCTGAAAGTAGCAACCCTTCGCGTTGTGCTCCGGAGTAAAGGCTGGATCGTTCTGATACGGAAACTCTTCCTTCATATCAGCAACCTGCGAGTCGCCAGATAAGGGTAATGATGACGGCAACGGAGCTGATGGCGGAGAAACAGAGTCCGACGATTGTGAAGATTTCCCGTCGCTTATCCGCCGCTGTTTTACGAAGAGGGCAAGATGTCTCACGACCGGCAATAAATACCGCCATACTCTTCTTAACGTCCTTAATGTCATCCTTCACCTCCCGCATGTCCGCCTCAAGGTCGCCTACCTTCTTCGAGAATCCGTTCTGATATAACGCAGAGTGGAGCTGCGCCACCTTAAGTTGCATTTCTTCCATACCCGATCGCCTCTCATGCTCACTCATTTTGCATTGCACCTATATTGCGTAAATAACTACAATTCTATAGCCTTGATTATTATAATCAGCAGTTAAGCTAGTTATGATAACATTTGTAGCGTCGTAAAATACGTATGCACCGCTTGTCCCATCTCCATCCCAAGGTATAGCCGCCCAATTACTGTTAGTAATACTATGTACAAATGCTATCGCAACAAGAATGTCGTCAACGTCAAGACCATGAGCTACGGATATATTTCCGCCAGCATTTAACGTTCCTGTTAAGGCTTTTATACCTATTGACGTACCATTATTCCCAAGATCAGCCCCACCTGAGAAAGTTTCTTCTCCAGTGTGATCATTATCTCCAGAGAAAACATTGTTACCGCCAACTAAAATTGAAACAGGAACCCATGATGGATGCACGTAAACATATTCGCTTCTATCAGTAGAGCGAACCCACCGGCGGCCATTGTCATCAGCAGTGAGGGCAGTTGTACCATCGGGGCGCGTTGTAGGCTCAGCAGCCTGATAATATAGTTTTGCACTCCCGCTCTTGTGCCAGCCGTCTGCAGCAACCGTTCCGCTGCCGAGGTTCATCGTGTGCCCCTTCTCAAACCGCTCTCTTATTCCTGTCTTTAAGAGTCTGATCTCATCATCGCCGTAGCTCGGGCTGTCGTTGCCGCTCGGGTTATCCTCGAATGACGTATTCCACGTCACTAAGGCCAGTAAACTACGAAGAATATCCATAATAATCCTCCATATAAAACGAAATATCATCGCGATCACTCCCACGGTCGAACTGCTGTATTGCAGTTTCCAGCGTATCCTCAAGATCACGCTTTGTGCTATATGCGCCTGCAAACTCCTGTTGTCTGCGCAAACCCCACCAGACAGCCCACAGCAGAACCGCCTCCTGAAATGCCTGCGGTATCTCAGGCTCATCAGTAAGCGCTGTAAGCGTTGCCGGCATACCGAAATACCTTATCCTATAATACCGGCCATCAGGTACAGTCGTGTCGAAGATGAGACCGCCTGTTACGTCAGCAAATACGCTCGGTGAGCTTCCTATCGTTGTCTCGATAGAAGTGAACTGAGCGGTGCGGTCCGCCCGCGTAAGCACGCTATTATCTTCAAGATCTGTTATCTGCATGACCGCTATCAGCTCTTCAGTCGGCGAGAGCGGAATGTTTACCGCCGCATCAGCCGCTCCTGCATCCACAAAGTTGTACACGTTCTTTGTCACGCAGTAGGTGCTTGTAGCATCCGGTGTCGTATCCCACGCTGTGGCCACTGTCGCCACCCGTGCCGCGCTGTAGTCTACTATGAGACGCTTCTGCCCGCTCCCGGTTCCTCCGGTTATTTCAATGGCCCACCCATTATAAAAGTCGGCCACAGCTTCAGCGACAGCGTCAAAGGTAATAGTCTGAGCAGCACCTGCTGCAGCGGTCCCGGTTAGGGAAACGCCGGCAAAATATACTTCACGCTCAGTACAGCGAAACCGTATGATGCGCCCGTTCTTAAAGCGCCACGTAAGTATACGCCGGTAGGCTCTGTTGAGCCACTGAAGAAGCCGTACCGCTCCTTCCGAGCCGATGTCTACCGTCTCGCCGTCTGCCGCATACGGGTCAAGATCACTCGGCTTACCAAGCTGACTGTGCAGCTCTATGAGCATCTCCTCAACTGTCATATCAACCTCCTCCACGCTCATATAAGTTTTCTAAATCGCTATAAACTTTCATATAAGCTTTATTAGCATCCTCTTTAGTAGCAAAACAGCCAAGGAAAGTTTGTTTTCCGTCTATCCTTATCTGAGCTTGCCACGGGTGTTTTCTTTGCTTTAGCCTCTTAAGATAGGTAGCTCCAGGTAGTTTTCCGTTGCGGTGCTTATAAGAGTTGATTATATTAGCGCGATTAGTTACATCACGAAGATTCATAGCCCTATTATCATCTTTATTACCGTTAATATGATCTATTTGATTGATAGGCCAATCGCCACTAATAAAAACCCAAGCTATTCTATGCGCTAAATGCGACTTACCTTTAATTGAAATCCTACGATAACCGCGATCGTCAACCGCGCCAGCAATCTGTCCAGCTTTCATTGAGAAGTGGTTTCTCTTCCATGTAATGTTTCCTGTCAATGGGTCATATAACAACAATTGTTTCAAACAAGTAACATCTACCATATATTCTCCTCACTCAAAGAATACGTTTGAACCAAACGTGGTCTGCACCGAGCTCCACCCCGTCAGGGAAAGCTTCATCAACAGCCTTCTTCACTCCAGGAAAGTTCGGCAAATTGTTATAGTCGTGTCCGCCGATCCAGCCGCCGTGCTTGACCTTCGGCGACCACAACGCAATGTCTTCCTTTACCCCTTCATAGGTGTGCTCGGCATCTATAAAGACGTAATCAAGACTGTGGTTGCTGACCTCCTCTGCTGCCTCCTTGCTGTACATTGCCATAACAAGACCGCGTTCACCATAGCGTTGTGCCATGGCAAGCACGCCTTCATACGCTTCATCAAAGACTTCCTGCGGCCTGTGCTGTGTAGTGCCGGGAGTCTCAGCATACCGGCTGCCTTCCGGAGGACGGCGCCAACTGTCTATCATAAGAAGAGTCGTAAGGGGGCGCTTCTGCAGAACCTGCTTTGATGTCGCTCCTTTCCATACGCCGATCTCAGCTCCACGCGTAGGGACCGCTACCGGTATGCGAGCAATCAGCTCTTCCCACCGTTTGCTTTTGCCGTTTATGCGGCTCCGCTCAGCTTTATGCGCTTCTAAAAGTTGCTCCCGTATGTTCGCCTTTCTCGGTACAACCGGCTTTTTGCGATTCCTTTCCGCCTCAATGATTTCTTTGCTCGGCATCACTCCTCCCTCAACATATCCCAAATCTCTACTTCCTGTATTATACCACGTCTGTAGTTATGACGATAGTTCTTTGCAGGATCTTTCCCCTTAAATCCTGAGTTCAGCCGCTTGCCGGCATTGTGCCCCGGACCGAACCGCACTCCTACCTCTTCTTCCCGGTCAGCGGTAGATCTCCGCAGAAACCGCGTGTGCACACACCGTAGCGGATTGCCTTCCCACGTGTCTGGAAGAGCCCGCATTTTCTTGCCCGCATGTACACGGGTGCCTACATGAAACAGCACATCATTATAGGTGTTCGGCCACCTTGATATATGACTCATATTGTACAGCTTCGTCGGAGTGTGTGCCGGCGGACCAAGATACCCTTTCGCAGTATTGTCTCCTGGCGTGAACTCGGTGGCGTGCAGAAACCAGCCTTGCACTTGGTAAGCAAGATCATACATTCCGCTCTCTATCTGGCTGTACAGCGTCTCGAGTCCTGCAGGGTCGAATATTTCATCCCCATCAACGCCGAAGACCCACACATTCTTCCCGATATACGGCTCAATGTAGCTGTGCGTCTTCTTCAGATTCGGCTCATGCACCGGTGTTACTCCACAATGCTTCGCTATGCTTACCGTATCGTCAGTACTGCCGGTGTCTATCATAAGGATGTCGTCAACAAACCGTTCTACACCCTCAATAACATACTTAATGTAGAGATCTTCGTTGCGTACCATTATCACAGCTATTATAGGAGTCATATAAGACCCGCCTTTTCCATCATACTCTCAACCTTATTAAGCTGCCCCCCCTGCCGTCTCAGATGCTTCCGTACTATGGCACTGTGACCGCGACCGTTTCTGCGTATGTCTATAAGCCTTTTATATTGATGAGGAATACCTTGACCGGCTTCCTTGTACCAGAGGGCTGCAGGATATACGACAGAACCGAGCGGGGCTTTACCCCGTACAGTAGCGTCCCTAAGCGCTCCCTTTATATGCACGAACACCGTATCGTCATCAATGTACGACCAGTCCGGATCTACAGCATTCCATTCACGGGTTGTGTAAGCATGAAGGTCAGCATGATGCTCACCCCTCTCAAGCATATAACCGAACGCTGTCTGATTCATACCCTTATACTTTCTGTTCCACACTCCATGAAAGTCTTTATCAAGAAACATCTGATTGTTCACTTCAAGCCAGCGGTGCATAAAGTCGCGAGAGGCTCCAGTAGGACGGACCATCATGATCCCGTTGTTAAAGGGAACCTTGCCTACCTTCAGCCGGCGCGTATACGCAATATCAAACGGCAGATCGAAGGCGTGCTCGGCGCTCTTAAGCATCAGCATATCGCAGTCGGCTAAGATAACATCGTCGTCAGTGTTATCGATGTAATCTACCCAAACCTCAAGCTTACGCGTGTTCGCGTGTTTACCGCAACGCATAGCAGGAGTGCGATCCTCTGCCGGCAGAATGATCTTCTCAAAGTTCGCCTCCGGCATGTGCCGGTGCACAGATGACTCGAATACACGTAACAGTTCCTTGTAGTCCGTGTAACCGTTGATATCAAATTGAACTGTTAATATTGTCACGTTTTTACCTCACACAGTTATGCAAGGTACACGTACAGTACGCCGGCGCCGGCCCCGCGCTTTATGCCGCTTGCCTTCAGGTTAGAAGGATAGCTGATGCTGTCCTCACCTGCAAACGCACATATAGCGTCCCCATCCGTATTCTGAATAGCAGCTACAGCACCTGTAGCGTGCATAGCCTGAATCCGACGAAGACCGGTAACAGCATCACCGTCAGCAGCCATTATGATAACCTGTCCTTTTTCTACAGCAGCCATATTTATCCTCCTTCAGTGAAGTGAGACACCTGCTCGGTGCCTGATGATTTGCGAAGCCGCCCAGCCCGCTCTTTCATAAGAATGCTTTCTATATCGTCAGCGCATCCTCCCGGTATACAGTAAGGCTTTCCGCGGAATATGCGCACGTCTTCCTCTTTATACGCAAGCCCGCATATCACACAGCGGTAGCTCCTCTGGCCGGTAAGGCCGGGAACAAAGCCGTCTGAGGACTGCGGCACGCTCCTTGTAACAATAGACCCGTCAGTGTCCTGCACTTCCCGGTCTACCCATGTAACCTCTCTGTCTCCTGCACCCATATGTTTTTCCTTACAGAAAAAAGGGGCTCACCTACGGTGAGGCGGCCCCTTAAAATCTCTTTACGGTTTCATTAGCTCATAACACTGTAACGCTTCGTACCGGCTGCGATAGTGACTGCAAGCAACATATCAGACGTGTTTGTACCGCCTGCGTTGTTAATCTTGCCGTCCTGCTTGATGCTGAACTCACTGAGGAGTCCGGTAACAGCGCTGACATCACCGTCGGTGTCCCACTCTATAGCCTGCACTGCAAGCAACATATCGGTCGTCTTAATGTTCGCAACCGTGTGGTCACCGGCAGCTCCGCCCTTTATGAAGTGCGTTATCTGAGCTACGCCATTCGGAAAATAAGATGCAGCCGCTGGATTATTAAAAACCATAACTACCTCCTACGTTCCGTCGATCTTTACAACGCCTCTCCAGTGGAAGAAGGTGGTCTGAAAGCGCATGGTGCCCTTGAAGATTGCAGCATCGGTGTTGAAGTCGTCCATGCCCTTAAACTGCGCCTCACGTCTCCACATAAAGCGAAGGTCGTGTTCGTTCGCAATCAGATAACACGCATCAGCATCAGTAAGGTAATGACTTACCATAAACTTCAGGCCGATGTGGTTGAGCGGGTTCATGGTGTTGTTCGCACTCTCAGGGTCCAGCTCACTTTCAATCAGTTCCTGTGCGATCCACCGCAGCTGATAAGGAATAACTAACAGCTTCGGCTTGTACACAATGGGAACGCCCTTCTCATTCGTAAGACCTTCGAGCAGATCACAGGCACTCTCAAGCGTAGTAGCACTGAGCGCACCACCTACGATGTTGTCCAGCGTAGCACCAGGAACTCCCTGTACGGGGTGCAAATTATTGAACAGCGCAAGACCGTCGAGACCTACACGGACTAAAGGATCGGCACCGCTGTTCAGCAGATCCCAAAACATCAGCTCACGGGTGTAGGCGGCGGACTTACCGAGATCGCTCATGGCCTTCTTCATGTGGCCGGTAAGATCGTCCTCATACATATTTCGTGACATCTGTACACCAAGACCAAAGTTGGTAAAGTATACAGTTTTGTCATTGCCCTGCTCAAAGCGCTCAAACGGAATCGCCTGATTCTCATGCATTGCCTGCATGGCTCCGAGCCCAACCATGTCTCCTTCCTTAACGAAGTGAGTCGTCTCCTGTGTGGTATTCGCAACCGCAGTGTACTCAGTAGGCTGACGCTGATAATCGTCAAAGAAGATGTCCGAAAACTCCGGGGTAAGCAGATTTGCAAACCCACCAGTTGTCATAGGCATATTCTACTCCTCCTTAAACCGTTGGATCAACGTCCTGCGGGTTGATGATCTGAACGAGCAGTACGGGATAAAGGTCTCCCCACTCACTTACGTTCCGGTCGATATCGATTACAAGAAAGTCGGTTCCTGTCGCACTCAGATCAAGGTACATCGCACCGGTAGCGCCGGCAAGATTGAACGAATGACCGAGAACACCATCCGCCGTCACTTCCTGTGCCTCTTCACTCTCAAGGAGCTTAGCCTGCACCCGGTAGACAGACTCGCTGTCGTTCGCCGGATAGATCAGCGGAAAGTTATAGTCAGGACCGTCTCTCAGACCCAAATCTGCGTCATACGTAGGGAAGTCGTACAGCGCTACGCCGAAGATACCATCTCCAGCGTTATACTCAGCAGCTACACCGCCCTCTACCTGCACCGGATCACCCGTGGAGATCGTGTCTCCCTGAGCGCCTATCGGTACACGTCGAGTGGGAGCGGCAGAAGTGCCGGAATCCCTGTTATGATAACGCAGCGAAAAAGGAGCAAATGTGTTCATCCTTTTCCTCCTATTATCTTAAGGCGGTGCAGGCCAGATAGCCGACGGCTTAGCCTACATCCCCCTCATCATCTACTACTTTCATACGGTCGGGCTTCGGAAGGTTCCTGTTGAACTGCTCAACGTTTCCCGCAAAGGTCTCTTTGTTCGACTTATACGCACGCTGGCTTTTCAACGTCTGTGCCTTTGTGTGCCGATCCTTCCGCTCCTGCGGGATCTCCATAGCAATCAGCTCCGGATCATCTTCTTTCCCAATCTTCTTTATCGGTCCGGACTCCATGCCAGGATTCTCTGCCTCCCTATCGTCTTTCGGCTCCCTGATGACCGTATAACCAAGCTGTTTCGCAGCTTCAAACTGATCTGGCCTTTTCCATACCTGATGGTACCCGCGCCTCTTGCGCAACTTCAGCCTGTTCGTGGCGTTGTTTCCAAGCGTGTCCAGCACCGTAATACTGGCCTCAGCCCTGTTCAACGTCTCTTTCTGCGCCTCCTTATACGCCTTCACAGTAGCATACGGAAACGGCTCGAGCTCCTCATCGCTGAGGGGCGGCAGATCATCAGGGTCAAAAGCAA